GGAAGTTTACGTTTTAACTGAGAAAGAAGGTGGTCGGAAAACACCATTTTTCGCAGGTTATCGCCCTCAGTTCTATGTGCGGACAACTGATGTAACTGGAACAAACGCGCACTAGTTGATGACTAGATGAGAAGGCAAAGTAGCGACAGCTACTCCGTAGCGAAAGCTACAGCTACCTTCGGGATGCAACCTTAATCCTTATTAGGATACTCGTTTAACATCAAGAACGCTTTCCCCACTTGTAGTGAAGGAAAGCCGCCTGAGAACACCTCCTTATAGGTGGTAGTCTTTACTGTACACTCCCCGAATCCACAAGATCCGGGTTGTTTATAGTAGGCCTCTGTGAGTTGGTTTGTATCAAACCACTGAGCAGACGGAAGGCTTTTCAAAGTATCTTTGAAATCCTTTTCCGAAAGACACTCGGTACCCCAATTTGGGGCGCCCATGTCTTCAAGATCGGTCCAGATTTTCTGGAGTGTCTTAACATAGGGGCGGGTATTGAATACTTTCAATGGCCCAGCCCCCATAATGAGATGTTGGAACAGATTCCCTCGTAGGGACTGTTCCAAGTACTCTTTAAACGTTAACCATCCTTGTTCCCTAGCTTTCGCTAGAGTCCAACGAGGGTTTTCGTTTTCCGCGGGGAACTTCGATAGAAGTTCCTTCCACCCGATAGCCTGATAATCTTGGGGGTACATTTCCATGTACTCGAGAAGGTTTGCCTGATATTCAAGCACCTCCTCAACCCCTCGACAGGAAGTGTTAGAGTTGAGCCTCGCAAATATTGCGAGTTCTTCCTTAACACTTGCCCCGGCAAAGGCTTTATTAAAAAGCCATTTCCAGGGCTCGGGTGCGGCGAGGTAGGCATGGTATGTCTCCTCGTCGCTGACGGACAGTCCTAGCCCCCCTACAAGGGGGGGTAGGAGTGTTGCCGCGTAAGCCCTCCTATGGAGGTGCTTACTAGGCAATAATGGTCCCATTCGATTGACAAAGAGATCTCTAATAGAGACCTTCTTGTCCTTTGGCCAATAGGCCACGTCTGGGAGCCATTTAAGACAGCCTGCTATTTGGGAAGATTTTCCGATAGCAACGTTCTTGTTATCCTTCTTAAGCATGGTCGATTGACCACGCTCTAGAAGGCGTACCTTTACGGAATCCACTATTAGTGAATTTTCGTAAACGTCCTTGCTCAGAACTACTTTATGTACCATGTTTGGTACATAAATTAGTCGCTCACAGTACTTGACGGCGACACGGCTATAGCCGTGTTTACCACCGTCAATATGGGAGCCGGATTTCAAATGATTATTTGTAATCCTCTCAAGGTAGGTAAGGGGACCATATGCTATATGGTCATCCCCACCTATATGCACGAATCTCCAGTCCCGATAGGGCGCTGGGCGGTTCGTGAATAAACACTCTAAATCTACCTCTTCGAGAAACGATAGTTCCTCTATAGCTAGATTTAGGAGCGTTAATGATGGTTTAGCTATTGGCTCACCCATCATTATTCCCGTCCTTGAGACTATCGTCTCAGGACCTGGAAGAAGTACCAGTCTTGGACCCACAAGGTCCAAGACAAGGTCTACGTACGGAGACGGCTTAAAGCCGTATCCTGCGAGGAAGGCCTTGAGCATAACTTTCGTTAGCTCAAGGTGCTGTGCATTTGTCGCATCTTTTAGATCCGATGAAAGCATCAGATAGTCCGGGTTGAATGTCAACTTTGAGACTATCTGCTTCGCAGCTTCCCAAGCTTGATCCTGTCGGTGAAAGCTTGAGAAGACAGAGGGATGAAACTTCAAAGCCGATATTATTATATGGGCTAGAGGTGCTTGGAGCAGTCCGAGCCAATATGGCCCGACTGTAACCATGCGTGCTTTATTGCCCATTTCTGGGACAGTTTCAGCACGTACTACTACGGGGTTTGTGGTCATTTCTTTCCACGCCACGTAGAGTAACTGCTTTCCTAGGACTTCGTCAAGTCCTAGTAAGCGGCCAGGCTGGTCTATTGGATACCCGTATACTACGGGGTCGAATAGTTCACCCTGCTCTATATAGTCGTCCCCTCGAAAGAGGGTACGCCATATAGCCCAACCTTGCGAATGATAGACTACCCCGAAAGGGGTGTGTTCTGTTTCATTCTCGGTGGGCTCCCTCGTCAATACTCTAATAAGAGCACTGCGAACAGCCTCGGCTTGAGCACCCTTTCGGATGCTAAAGTCGAGCTCTCCGGACGATGTCACACTAAAGTGTGCCTCTTCGTCCGGTATGGGTCCATTGCGGATCTTTCGGCATATGGCACCTATTCGACGGGCAGCACACTCCATTCGGAGTTTATGCTCGTCGTCCACGATGTGTTCAGATTGTAATACAGTCTTGAACTTTTCAATGGATTTCACCTTCGTCTTATCGCCCATATAGGGCATTTGACGGGATGAACACAGGTGGGACATATGTTGGAAGTCTAAAAAGCTTCCAACGTACCCGACGCTTAACCACTCTTGGATATATCCAATGTGGTCCAACAGTTTAAAAATATTATTATATTTTGGGACTGTTAAAACTCCGATTGTCGAAGTTTTGGCAAGAGTGTGGAAACGATAGTTTCCCCACTCTTTCCAGTCGTCTACCAAAACCGATAGGTTATGGCAGCCGACTGCAAAGATCTTTCTAATCAATTTCTTGAGTAGTTTAAAATCTTTGGATGCGCCATCGAATATCAATTCGTTGGCACACCACAGAGAATCGGTGACTCCAGATATGAAGTCCTCGATCCTCTGGAAGTGAGCCTTTGGTCGATTGACCAAAGTCTCACTTAAGCGTCGACCTAACCCGATGTCTCGGGTTAGGATTACCCTCAACGCCGCCTTTTGGCGGTCATTGAATGCGTGGCTCTTATCCTCCCATTTCTGGGTTCGGATAGATTGACCACGGTATCTCCCTTCCAGGAGAGACCCAGATGGTAAGGTGTATTTATATACAACCTCACCATCTTGACCACCTTCTACGATAGTAGAAGGGGCTGTACACTGCAGGACCGGCAATAGCCGTTTCCATGCTGTAGATACAAAGTCACCAACTATATCCTGTCGGTTTATAGCTTGAATGAGTTTGTATTTAGATAGTGCGCGAT